GTGGAATCCTTGACGATTACGGTTTTGTTATTGGTGACTTGAGTAGTGCAACTACCCGGAGCTGAGCAGACGGTCTTAGTGTGCTCATCCTCCTTTGTAACTTTGGTGCCACCGTCAGCAGTTGGCTCGGTGGTGATCTTCGTTTTGATATCAATCCCGTTTGACTGCGGGACCTTCTTCGTACAGGTATATGGGCCATTGTTCACCCGGCCACAGTTCATTTCGCCGGGATCACCCTTGAATTCACTGGACTCACACGAAACCACTTGGCCGTTGTACATGTAGTTACACGGCTTCGACTCTTCCACGACAGGCTCAGGCCTTGGCGTGCAGTCAACACCCTCCGGACAGACGCCTTCCTCGCCAGCGCCACCGGAGACCGGATATCCCGAACCGTTACCGTCTCCCGCAACGTTACCGGTAAAAGTAACGCCAACTTTGCACTTGGTAACCATAGATTGAATGCAAATGCCGCTGCCGCAGCGCGGGACTGGCATCTTGCATTGCGCCACATCTACGACATTAACCTCACACCCAAATTTCTCAGCCTCCGGTTTTTGCGGGTTACCATCACCATCGAATTCAACATATAGATCAGTAAATGACGTTCCCGTTTCTGCGAGAGACTTGCAGACGGCAGGCTTGTCGGCCTTATCCCAAGAAACGCACACACCCTGAGTGTTATAAATCGCGGGCATACCCGCGAACTCCGGCCCGTCACATTCATCACCAGCATTACCAGTAGGAACAACACATGAATCTTTTACTGGATCGAAAACACTTGGCAGCGTGCAACCTGTGCCCGCCCTAATAACCTGAATAGACCAAGTAAGCGCGCCGCCAGCTTTGTATATTTTGCAAGTACCTCGGCCATTGGACGGCGCCACCGAATATGAAGTTGCCCCGTAGGTTACCCGCTCCAGATAGAGAGCATTGCAAGCAAGGTCGGCAGTCTGATATTGGCGCCCTGGCTGACCTTCGGGGTACCAGTAATAGTCGGCAGCAAACACCGACTGCGCAAAGAGGGAGACAAAAATAAATAGGGCAAAGAATCGCATATCAAGACCCCATAAATGCTGTAAAGGCAGAAACGCCACCAAAGATAAACATCGTCAAGTACCAGACCTGATCCATATCGCCTCCCTGAAAACAAAGAAGGGGCACACGGCCCCTTCGTTTGTACCGCCCGACGCAGTGACCCTTAACGGATCATGCCGAGCAGTTTGCGGCCACCCATCGCGGCAACTTTGACCAGGGCGATAACACCGCAGATCGAAAGAACACCGGCAACTACATCAGTGACCGAAACAGCAGATACGATTGCTTCCATGTTGTATTACCTCAGCGAATGACAGAAAGAAGACCGCGGGCGGCTCTGCCGACAAACCAGCAGGTACCCACGATTACGAATCCAGCCGTGAACGCAGCGCCAAGCATGGCGGGGTCGAGCATTTCAAGGCTGAACGGCTCAGGCACCGGAACGAGCGTCCAGGTACCGGAACACAGGGGGGCGCCATCCGTAGCAATGGCCACATCGCCGTCGCAGCGAAGGACGCCCGAACTCATTGCTTGGCCCCGCAGTAGGAGCCGATTGCTGCCTCGAAGGCGCGCTCAATGTCAGGAGCCATGACAGAGAACTGCCACGCCATGACGACGTAGGCGAACACGCCGCCCAGGACGAACGGGGTAGACCAGTGCCAGAGCAGCGCGACGAGATAGCGGCGGTTCATTAGCCGGCAACCTTGGCAGGCGCGACGGCAGCAGGCGCGGGGTTGGCGATGCGGCGAGCTTGACGAACATCAAAAGTGAATTCAGGGCGCTTGTCTTTAGTCGTCAGGAAAACATCGACCTCATAACTACCGGCCGGAAGAACTTCATTCTGAGCAGATACGAAATATTCGATTTCCTGCGGATAAGGAACGCCGGGGATGTGCATATAAGCCTGGCACATGAAATATGGTTTGTTGGACTTGGCGCCAATGCCCTGCTTATTAATATTGCCGGTTGATTCAATCTTGAGTTTTCCAAACATGAGATTCACCTCTTAAAAGCCGAACAGGTCGGCAACGCAGGGAGTGCCACGCTCTTGGCGTTCCAAGAACCATTGGCGTTCGGGCTTGATGCCCTCGGACTGGCGAGCTTCGAGCGCTGCCAGGGTTTCGTTTACTTGCTGCTGCAAAACCGGGTTCACGAATGGCCGGGCCTGCTGTTGCTCTTGAAGGCGGCGGCGCTGGCCGCTGGTGAGCTGGGTGCCTTGGAAGCTGACGGTTCTCATGGGCGGAACTCCAAACGCACGAGGTAGAGCGCGATGACACCGCCCGCGAGGGTGGCCAGCAGAGAGAGGGTCGCGGCGATCATTCGAAGAACTCGACGCGGAAAAACCAAAGAGGATCGGGAAAGCCACTAAGCTCATGGTCTGAGCAATAGTTGAAACCACTGGCGGCGTGATCCTGGGCATCGTGGAGTTCGTGAGCAGGAACGTCGTAATCAACGTCGCAACCACAAACAGCGCATTGAGACTTAACGATCATGCGGCCACCTGCAGATGGTTCGGGCGCTGGTACCAGCTCGGAATGGCCAGCACGGTGGACTTGGTGATTTCGCGGGCCTGACGAACGAAGACAGGCGCGAAGCGCGAGGTATCGCAGGCGTTACGGATGTTGATGCCGATGCGGTTGAGGCGCGCGGCATGGGTCTTCACGGCAGACTTTTCGAAGTCGAACTGCTGGCCGTGCATCCACTGGATCGCATACATAGCGGTAGTGTTTGCTGCACGGGTGGTGTCTACGATCTGCTCAGCCAAGAGCTGTTCGGATATGGAAACGATGTCCATTGCGGTCACCTTCAGTCGCTCGTCAATTCTCAAAAACTCATCGTGGAGTTCGGCAAAACGCCGTTCGTCAAACAGGCCCCAATAGGCCAAGCATTCGCGCTGCAAAAATTCGTTTTTCAGCTCCTGCTCCATCCGAACGACGCCATGAAGGGCGCAGTAGTCGCGGACGCGCTGCACGTACAGGAACTCGGGGGATTCATCGCCGTAGAGGCGCTTGATCTTCGGGAGCAGGTTCTCGTCCAGCTCGAAAGCCTTGTCATAGGCCTTGCGGTACTGGAGTCGCCCGCCTTTGCCGTTGCCCTTCGGGGTCCAGGCAACGGTGCGACCGTTGGGGTAAAGAAAGCCGATGCTGTGCCCTATGCGCTGGGAGGACACGCCGCGCAGATAGGCCAGAACGTTGCCCTCTCCTACCGATACGTTGGTGGTGAGGTCGATACGTTCGATCTTGGCGCCGTCTGCCACGCGATCACCGGTTTTCGCACCTGATGCGCCATCCCGCAGATCAACGCGAGTGCAGCGGGTGAAGCCCGGTAGGCCGTACTCAGCCAGAAGCTGGTTGTAGACGGAAACGCACTGCTCGATGGTCGAGAAGCCGAACAGGTTGTCCAAGCGCCCTACCCGGCTTGGGTTGCCTTCGACGCGGACTTTCCGACCCTGCACATGGATCGTCACAGACGTGGAATAGCTGGCCTCATGCTTGAAGCGAGGCTGGCGAGTGGAAAGCACCTCATTGGTGCTGGTATCGATTGTGATCGTCATCACATCGCACACGGCCGGAAGATCGTGCGTGTGCTCCTGCGAGATCGTAAGCCAATCGATGAACATTCCATTTCCCGTCAAGGTCCATAACCTGACTGCGAAGGTATAAGATCGTACACCCTAGCGTCAAGCACAATGTGACACCCTGCGGTGTCATATATTGACGCTGGTCAAACATACAGGAGTGATGATGCTCGGCAACGAAGAACCACACGGCGGCGACTCCATGACAATCGGCGAGAACCTAAAGCGGGCGCGGGCTGCAGCAGGACTGACCCAGCAGCAGGTTTGGGAAGCTGCCGGCATGTCCGAGTCCGCGTACAAAGGCTATGAGAAGGGCGAACGGCCACCACCAGGGGATAAGATCGCAGTCCTTGCCCGCGTGCTCGGGGTCGCAACTGACGAGTTGCTGCTGGACGAGGCAGAGCGAAGCGGCAGCGCAGAATTCAGGGCGATGTGGCGCCGACTAGAGATGCTCCCCGAGGACATGCGAGAGCAAGCAAAGATCGCGATGCGGGGCGTGCTCATGAGCATCGAGCAGGAAGCGCTAAGGAAGGCCGGATGATCGAGTGGGTGCTATGGATAGCTCATGCGTTGAACGCGCCGCAGGTCGAGGTCGCAAGCTACCCGACAGAGCAGGAATGCAGAACAGCAGCGTGGAAGATCAACGCAGAGGCGATGCAGGCGCTCGGGAAAGAACCGCCCTTAAACCCGGCAGAAGCACCGCTCAACTTCGGGTGCGTGCAGAAAGAAATCGAGCGGTAGTATGGGAATCCATACCAAAGTGGGGGTGTAACAGCACCCCCACCGCCGACCAGCTGAAAAGCGCGGCGGAACCTGCGCAACTGTCGTGACCTAACCAACGGCGGTGCTGATGATCCTGGGAGACTGCCGGGCAGGCGCTCGGAGTGGCCTAGTTTGGGCAAATCAGGGCGCGGGTTGAGTTTGTAGCGGGACAGTAGAGCGAGGATCGCGAAGAGCCCCTGGCGAGCCGTTGAGGCCGTCGGGGGCTTTTTCGTTGTCTTGGGTTGAGGCCGCTGCGCGGGTGTCGTCGCGGTGAGAGTGGTGCGATCAGTCCAGGGCGTGCAGGCGACTAATATGCCGCAAGCGGCATGTCGAGGATGAATTAAGGTAACGTTACTTTATCTATGGTGCGTGCGGGTGCGATAGCAACATGCAATTAGCGCATTTACGGTAACGTTACTATAATTAGGGCACGGACAACGAAACGGACCCTCCGCCATGATCGACCCAGCAGACAAGCAAACCCAAGCCCTCCCCCTGGACGAGCAGCCGGGCAAGCGCAAGCGCGGGCGCCCTGCTACCGGAAAGGCGATGACGCCCGCCGAGAAACAGCGAGCGTACCGAGAGAGACAGAAGCAGAAAGCCGCTCCCGAACTGGGACTGAAAAGCGCCTTAGAAAACTGGGAAACCGCGTGCCGCAACCTGGGCGCAGCTAACGACCGAGTAAAGGCGCTGGAAGACCAGGTGCAAAGGCTACAGGCAGTGCGGGACGAATTGATCAGCGAACTGAGAGCAACGAAGAAAGAATTAGAGTCACGTTACGAAAAGCCGTCGAAAGGCCTGACCTACCGGAAACTGACCGAATACACCCTAGACCAGCTGAACGACAACGAGAAACGAGCCAAGCCAGAGCTGGCGAAAGAGTGGTCATTCGGCGCATACATGCTGTGGCAGAGCCTGGCATTAACGATGAACGTGCAAATGGCGGCACTAGAAGCAGATATGGCGAAAATGAGGGGAATGGCTGGGCTAGAGCCTAAAGCTCCAAAATAGAACGGCAGGCATCGTGCAGGGCTGCTACACGGGCGTCCAGGGCGTCGGCCTCTGAATCAATCTGCGCTAACCGGCGGCGCAGATCGCGAATCTCAGCAACAAGCCGGGGGTAGTCGTCGAGGATCCAAGAAACAGCGTCAGAACCCTTGCGCCCTGGGGCGTAGAGTTCGGCGGTCTTGATGACATAGGGCTCGAGTTCGATAGCGCAGCGCATAATCAACGTTACATTAAATCGGCCCCGGAGCTTATAGCATTGTCCGGAGCCGATTAAACGTAACGTTACCCATTATGCGAACCGCCTAAGACGACATGACAGTGTCGCCATTGTCGAACGAAAGAGCCCACCAGGTACAGAATGGCTCAATTGACTGAAGGCGAACACAAGCATCGAACTGCGTTTCAACTTCCTCTTGATACTCGTGGCCGGGGTTATCGACCAGCTCGTAGGTCAAAATCATTTCATAATCTCCATTATGCGAAGCGCCTATGCCTTCCATGGAATAGCGGCCCGTTATGTTTCTGCGTCGATCCCGGCGCGGTCGGTGAGGCATTCATCAGATTGGCGGAGGGTTGACGGTGCGGGCTGGACCGGTGCCTTCGGTCGCTCCGCTCGCTGCGGCAGCGGTCCGCCCTACAAGCTCGGAACCGTTTGCCCACTGGGAGGATGACCCGCGACCTGACCAGGGCGTGACGGTAAATCCATCCACGTCGCAGGTCCACGTAATGCCATCGGCAGCACGATTGCATTCGCTAGCTGGAATGTAGCGCTTGCCCTGGAACTCTGACGACAGCATGACGACATCAGGCATCACGCGGTCGCGTACAGGCTGCGCTTCCGATCCGTTGTAGCCGACGCGAGACGACCAATCCGCCGAACGCGACTGGTCGGCAGATCGCTCGATGTAGCCGGCGACACGCCAGATCGGCGACTCAGCTGGCCGCTGAGGCACGACAGGCGGCTGAGACGGAACCGTAACGGTCTGGACAGGCGCAAGGTCAGGCGGCAGCGGGTTCACCAGTGCGGATTGCTGCGCAACCGGAACCGGCTCCTCCTCGTCAATCAATCCCATACCGCCGAAAAACAGCGTGTAGATGTACCAGAGCAGGAACGGCACGGCGATCACCGGCACTACAAAGCTGGCGATCAACCAGGGCGAACGCCAGATGTTGGAACGCTTGTCCGCCCTGCTCTCATTGCCAACCTCGCCCGTCAGGCTCTTGGTGCTCGACTTGTAATAGACGTAATACTGCTCCTCGTACTTGTCGAATACAGACCGCACGAACTGGCTTTTCGGTGGCTTCTGACCGGTAACAGCGCCCTGGTAGATATCGACGCGGAATCGCTTGTCTGCGCCGACAGCATCCAGCTTGGTCGAACGGTACGTTACCGAAACCAGCTCACGCGCGAAGGCAGCAATCTGCGACAGGTCCTGCGACACCAGAACAACCCGCGTCGTGTTCCCGAACTCGTCGACGTTGTGGCCATGCTCGGCAAGGAATTCCTTGTCCTTGAAGTTGACCATGTTGGTTTTCATGCCAGACGGCCAGCGGCGCCAGAGTTCGTCCAGGATGACAACGGCGCCCGGCGGGAAGCTATCGCACAGGTCAGGGTCCTTGAACCAGTCAGCCGCGAGCTGGTGGACCTGAGCGGCAAACTCGTCCTTGAGTGCGTCAGTCAGCGGAATATTGGTGTAGATGTGCCGTCCCTCACGGAGAGACGGCAGGATGACGTTCTTAACAACCGAGTAGCTTTTGCCGGACCGGGGTAACCCGGTGTATGCGTCGATAGCCATAGGTCAACCGATGATCGGAATGCGGCGGATCAGGAACCGAATCCCGTAGGCCGCAAGCGCCATTGCAATGCCCTCAGGCACCGCAAACTTGGTAGCGAAGAAAACGACATTGGCAGGGATGCCGCCGAAAGCGTTCTGCGCCTGGATGACGAAATCAGGCGTAGGGATCGCAGTGAGCAGAGACGCAAGACCGTCCAGCAGTTCGGCCCACAGCTTGCGCGGCACCCACAGCAGCACGTCCTTGAGCCAGCCGGCAAAGTCAGAGAGTAGATCACCCATAAAGCCCCCTTATGCGCTCATCAGGATACGGACGGCATTGAGCGCGCCCATGGCGAGAAACACGTAGTACAGCGGGTCAAGCCAGCCGCTGTTCTGGCATACGGTGTCGCCGGAGATCGTGCCGATCATGGTCGAGGCTGACGACATGTTGCAGCTGCCACCAGCGGGCATTTGGATCGCACTGATGCCAGCGATGATCGGGGCGCCTGCAACCTTGTCCTTGAACGACTGGAGCGACTCACCGAAACCGGGAACCTCGCCATTTTCAGGACCAGAGAACGAGCCGCCCTCCTCCTCGGTACCGCACTCCTCGCCCGGCTGACAGTTACCGCCCTTGCTCGGTGTTTTTCCGTTGCCCTTTCCGTCACAGAGAGCGCCGGTACATTCGCCGGACTCACTCACGGTTTTACCGCTGGAATCCTTGACGATTACGGTTTTGTTATTGGTGACTTGAGTAGTGCAACTACCCGGAGCTGAGCAGACGGTCTTAGTGTGCTCATCCTCCTTTG